GGTTCAAAAACACGTTGATGGTCTTTGATAGAATTAAGTCGTAGGAAGACGGAGCGTGAATAGCGCCATCCATGTCCCTTTCATGCGAGTATTTTTCAACAGCGTCTAGTAAAGGGCGCGTCCGGGTCGATGTCGTGTCGCGTCTTCCTACAAACTAATGAGGCAGGCTTTCAGTTATAAACCTTTTCATTGAGGTTCACTGACATTGATACACCGAAACATTAATAAGGGGAGAGCCTTTCGCTTAGTTTGTAGGAACTTAGTTCCTATGTCGCCCCGCGACCACAACGGGCGGCGGGAATGTGAAGGTATCTCATAACGTGCTTGAAAGAGAGTGAAATGAGACTAAGGTGTGGAGTTAGTTATTCCAACGTCGGTGCATAGTTCGAAATATGTCCTAATCCGTTCAGCCTTCTAAGGTCATTCCCAAAACTACCATCTTCTATTACCTTGGAGAAACCAATCGGTAATCAATCCAATCCAAACAACAAACTCGAAGAGGCAAATTAATTCCCATGCGGGATTCATGCCTAATCACTTGTTCTTGTATTCTTCGGAGTTCAGTAAGTCTTGTAAAACATCTGCACGAGTTTGAGTTTTGTGCATATCAAGAACAGATGTGTAATGACGAAGACCACCTAAGTCAACTTCTCTGCCTAGAACTTTCATGTAAAGTCCTTTCAAGAAAGTGTCAGAATCTCCTTCTGTCAAATCGAATCCCTTCCATGATGTAAGTTCATCGCTTGTCTCTTCTTCTGCCGCTTCTTCAACTACTTCTTCAACGACTTCCTCGGCTACTTCTTCAACGGTTTCTTCAACCACTTCTTCCTCTTCTGCATCATCCCATGATAGGACGGCATCGAGTCTTTCAGCCAATTCTGCTTTAGTTCCTGTTGTATCTAATCCGTTCTCTTCTGCGAGAGCGACGAGTTCTGCTTTCTTCAAATCTACGAGAGCCATGTAGTTCCGGGGTTATTGGGGGCTTTTAACCGTGTTCATTCATTCCAACGTACTGCGACTGTTATATCATATCTGAAACCGTTGCATTTGTCATGCTTACCATCAGGTCCACATTCCGGAGCAGTCAATGTAATCATTTCACCCGCGGCGGCTTTTTGGATTCTAATCCAATGGTAATCTGTCCCTGCGACGCCTGTGAGCGCTCCACCTGCCTGTGGGCTTGAGAGTGTTTCATTATTCAGAATAGACACGGTGTTGCGGAACAAACCATGAGCCGATTCCCGGTCGGGGTGAGTTAGAGTGATTTGATAATACGCTGTCGAAATCTTGCCTGCTGTCAAACTTGCTCCACCTGTCAAAGTCGATGCTTGAGTTTCAGAATAGATAGGAACTATGCAAACTTGAAATGTTTTTGCTTTTTTGTATTCCAACCAATCATTGTTGACAGAGACAGTCCATGTTCCCGGACTCGGACTTGTTAGATTTGTCAGAATAAATTGTTTGATTGCGTACCAAACAGAGTTTGACGGAACACCTGCGTCAGTTATCGCCATGCTATTGACCTCAATAGTTCCCCTTCAAACCGAACGTCGCAACTCCAACAAGTTTTTGCTTTTTCAATTCGTTCAAAAACCAATCAAGTTCTTTGTTCGTATTATCTTCTAATCTGTACCACATATCCTTGACTCTATCCATACAATTTTCATCATTCAAGGCGGCTCGTGCGGCGTTTCGACAAACCATCAAAATTGTAGCCATCTTCACCATAGCCGGAACTTCTGTATTCCCACTAACATAACTTACTTTCAATAGATTCTTGATTCTCTCTCCAAAGTACGAATTGAATCTGATAATCCCTGCTTCGGGATTATGTAGCCAATAATCATCAGTGTCTCTGTTTCTTCCCTGTACTAATGTGTAAGCAACTTCACCCGACCCATCATATTCTTCAATGCTAGTTATGCTTGCCACCGGACGAAGACCCAAAACTGCGTGTTCACCGAACACCGTAGAATCAATCCACTCTTCAACACTGACCGTTGAGGCTTGTTGAGTTCCGAGATATGCGTCAATAACTCGAGACGCATTGGAAATCATTGTAGCAATTTGTGAATCAGTAGGTCCTATCCCTTCTGAAAAGTCAACACCCGCATAAGTTTCGACGTCTGCTAATGTGCAATAGTCTAAGGCAGTGTCAGTCGCTTGACCAATAATTAATGGCCCAAAGAAATAACCGGATGAAGGCATAGACTGACCTCACCCTTTACGGTTTATCAGCGATGCTAAACAAGACCGAGAAGGAAATGGGGGATTGCTCCCCACATTATCCTACTCAAACTGTTGCTATTCCGGTTAATTTACAGACTGCATCAGTGTATCTTACACCGAAAGCAACGTCTTGCTTTGGTACTAGCAAGAATCTGTCTTTCTGTGGTTCGTCATGGAATCCGATACTGAATCTTCTGTCAGCAACGGTTGGGTTTCCAATCAAAGGAGAACGGTTTTGTAATAGTAATGCAACAGTCTTGTCCTGTACTGTTCCTGTACCTGTTTCGTAGTCGCCTGTCCAATTTAGGTTGGTAGCGATAACACCTGTAGCGAAAACACGGATTCCGTAAATGCGTCCAAGTTCTCCGGAGAGAATTGTTGCACCTGCTCCATATTTATCGACGGTTTGAAGTTCCGTCATTCCGAGCAATTGGACCTCGAGATTCCTAGGGACAATTAATGAAAGGTCAGCGCGGTTATCTGCGTAAACTCCAAGTTGGTTAATTGCTGAACGTAGGTGAGATAGTGCGAAAGTTCCACTAACTGAAACTGACTTACCTGCACTCTTTCTTAGACCATCGAATAATGTTAGGTAATCGTTGGAATCTGCGTCAACACCACTAGGGTTTGTACCTGCGTTGTATAGACCATTGATGTTGTTCACATAGCCGTTTGTTATGACTGTATCACCGTTGATGAACAATGACTCTTCGTTAAATGCTAGACGAGAAGCGATGTCATCTCTTAGAACTGTTAGAAGACCTTCAACACCGTAAGCGATTAGATAGTTTCCGATTGGTACGTTTGCTATCATGGTCTTTAATTCTAAAGTCATCTCTGCTGTTGTAGCACGAGATTCAGCGGATGCTGTACCCGCTTCTGTCATTCCTAATGTTTGAGCATGGAACTCAATAGAACCTGTTAGTTTTGGAACTTTCATAATTCTTCGGTTCATCGGCATAGCAGGGAATAGAGAACGCATAAAGTTCCTCTCATATACTATAGCGATAATTTCGTCAGCAGTTTCAGTCGGCAACATTTCTTGCCCTGTCCCTGTACCCGCACCCGCTAGTGCCGCTTTCACTCTTTCAACAACGTCGTTAAACTCAATATCTTCTGTACTCATCTTTTTCACTTCCATTTTAATTTTCAGTTTCTACCCTTGCCCGCTAAGTTAGCCTCTAGCCATTTAGCAAGGCCGTTCATACCGGGACTTACATTGGGCTGTGGGTCGAATCTACTTGCTTTGTTTACGTCAGCAACTACGGTGTCAACTATTGCTGACTTTCTGCTTGCGATAGGTGCTTCTACTTCAACACCTACTTCTGATAGAGTCTTTGCGACTCTCTTTGAAACTTCTGATTCAATCTCTGCTTCTTGTTCTGCAACACTCTTTGCTTCTGTTAATTCAGAGATTGTTGCGTCTCTTGCTTCGACGACTGATTTTAGTTCTGCAATCTCGCTCTCTAATGTAGCGGTTGCGTCAACTGCGGATTCCATTTTGGTCATCCTGTCATTGAGTTCTTTCAGAACACCAACAACTTCCATTAGAACCTCAACACCGGATGGGGTTGCTGATTCTTCTTCTGTAGCCTCTGCTTCTTTAGTCTCGACTACTTCGTCAACTACTTCCTCTTCAACTACTTCCTCTTCGACTGCTTCTTCTGCATCCTTAGTTTCAATAATTGTTTCATCTGCTGTTAGTTCTACTGTTTGTTCCTCTACAACTGCCTCTTCTACTATAGGCTCGTCGATAGTTTCAGCGTCCTCGCTGATGGATTTCTCTTCGGTTGTTGACATATCTGTTGACTCCGTTGAATCCAATGGGTGTGAGTCGGGGTTCTTAACCAAATCGTTCGCTGACAGTTCCACTTCCTCACTATCTCCGGTACTAGATTCATAGTCATCATGGCTACTACACGGCATATAGAGGGTTTCTCCCTCATCATTTTCCATTGTGTGAAATCCGGAACAACCTAATTCTTCGGCTCTCGCTAATGCTTCCTCTTCTGTTGTGTAAATATCAACACCGACCATTTCTTTCTCGGACAAGTTTTCAGCGCTGTCAGAAACTTTTCCTTCGCAACTATTGGACTCAATAGTCTCGCCTTTGCATCCACATCCACATCCCACTTTCTCCCCAAGTGATTTTCCATTCTTCCAACTGAACTTTTTCTCAACTGAAAATAATGCGCCCGGAGATGCCGGCACATCGACGACCGAAGTCTCGACCCAATCAATCTCGGTGAATCTGATATAACAGTCATCTTCCTTGTCTTCACAAATCTTGACTGCCGCTTTTGCTATGAATCCGATTGAGAAAGCCTTGAGCATTCCCTTCTGTATTTTTCTTGTGATGTCTTTTTCACCACTGTCAATCATAGCAGTTCCGATTGGAACAGTTCCATAATCTTCCCATTCATCCATGGAGACATTAGTCATTTTTCCAATAACTCCGTATGTCTTAGAGTGGTTGTATAAGATAACCGGATTCTTGGAATACTTATCCCAAGCCGCCATCATCGCTTCATAGTCAACAAGTTCATTATGCCTGTCGAGCATATCCTTGTCGCCCACATATACAGGTCCTCTAATCATGACATCTGCATTTTTCTTCTCGTCATCTTCGTAAGCCTTAACGACGAAAGGTGTGATTATTCTATACTCAATCTGAACATCTTGGGAAGGAAGGTCGAGGGAATCGAACTTGTCTTGGTCTTTGATATTGATTGCTCCGCTTAGTTCCATACGACCTTAACGGGACTGTCCGTGGTTTATCACTGATTTGATTATCAATTAAACCATTCTTCGAAACTTAACGATTCAACATTTGGAGAAACCGGAATGACGTTGTGATGTTTTTTTCTTTTGAGTTCATATACGAATATATTCTTCCCGACTGTATTTCTATATTCGGCTTCCCCGTTTTCTAATTGTTCCTTGATTTTTTGAGCGAATGGTTTTAATTTTCCATTGTACATTGTTCGGATTGTTTTGTCGTGATATTGTTTCCCATCTGACAATCTGATAATTACTCGTCCCGGAGAGGTAATGCCATCATGTCGAAAGTTCGACGCTTTGTATATCGTTCCTTCATGACCGTGATTCATATCAGAATATGAGACTATATTTTTGACAAGCGTATTATTTTTTAACCATTTCAGAGTCTTACCAATAAAATATGATTCAGCATTTTGAGGCGTATCGTCAATGCAACAGAGACGGCGTAATTCTAAAACATCAGATTCTTTTTCACCATAAGGCTTCCAAGCGTTCGCCATGCCCGGCATTCCGTAAAGCATAGCGCCGACTAGAACTCTCGAATGTGATTCGTCTCCTTCCCACATAGCAAAACAATACGAGGAACGAACCCCGTTTATTGATTTAGAATAATGCCACTTTTCAATAAATGGCCTAATAACCGAAACATCACATGGTTTGACGTGATACTCTTTGACTGATTTAGCCATGCCAATCGGTAAAGACCCACCTACTTAATAGAACCGTATTCTTCTTCTTCTTCTCTTTTTGCCGCAAATGACGCATTTATTTTTTCTTCACAAGGCTCACACATTGTAAATGAAATGGTATTAATTATCATCTCGTTAGTCGTTGCTTTGTAGCAATTGGCGCAATTATGTTCATGGGTTATCATATTTGTTCCTACAGCCTTCTGCATATAAAGGTTTCTATTTATCAATATTACAATATCTCAATAGAAAGTTTTATAACTAGAAAGCGACCCGTTCAGTTTGGGAGAGGCGTCTGCGCCCGGCTTCGGTCGGGTAATTTAGGACAGGCCGGTGTCGCGAACCTGCCGGTGCAAATCCGGACTCTGATGCTTAAAACACATCGAAAAAGAATCCCCCCCGAAACTACTCGTGATAACGAACGGGGGGAATCTAACCCAATATCAATTTCACAATCTATCAATGAAAAGGTTTATAACTAGAAAGCGTGAGGGCAGTACAGCGAACGACTGACGCGGCAACCGCTATGAATACGTCAGACCACTTTTACAAACATTGGCCTTAGCAATCGCGTGGCTTTTCCATTAACTGCATTATCCAAAGTTCCTGTTCCGCCCCATGGTGAAAAAGTTAGATTCGTCGGTGTCGCAAGAATCGTTCCGGCGACTGTCAATTGGGGTGTCTGTAGTGGAACTTGAGAGACAGCGGCGATTCTCGTATTTGTATATCCTGTCGTATTCATTCCACCGCCGGGGAATGCTCCCAATAATCTAGGTGCGCTTGAATCTATATGTACGGTCGCTCCTAATGGAGTTCGTGTCGTTCCCGTTCCGCCTATCGAATCACCGTTTGCATAATCCTTGTAATTATTCAACAATTCGTTTGGAGTCATATTTGTGAAGTTAGCAAATGCGTAAGTTAGATTGGGAACAGTTCCGACATACCTTCGGATGTTGAGTTTGCGAAAGTTCCTCGGCATTACTTCTTACGCCTTCGTCGGGGTTTCTTACTGTTGCCCAACATCTTTGCTCTGCATTCATCACACGTTATCAGAACAATGCCGGATTTCTTTGGGGTCTTCCATTTCTTCTCGCATATTCTACAACGACCGGGTTTCTTCTTGTATTCCCTGTCTCGATAGTCCATCACTTTGTTCCGTCTTGTACTGCCTTAATTAGTAATCGGTTCGCTTCGGCTTGATTTTGTTTGACAGCCGGGCGGAGAAATGGTTTGGGACTTATTCGACCTGTCCCGTATTCGATTGCCGCCGCGTAGTTTACTCCTGTCCCACTACCACCAAACTCAATTTCTTGCTTCATTTTATTGATTTCTAAAACTCGACCACTTGCTCTAAGCGCTCCTGTTCTGATGGGT